CCCAACGCCTTTCGGCACCGACTTGAGTTTGTTGTTTATCGATTCCTGGTAAAAGTTTAAAGTCTACAAGAGGCATATTTTAAACCCCTATGAAGTATAATTAGTTTTATAGGACCAACCTCGCGTTGAATCTATATATACTAGAGTAAGCGCTTGGCCATTATTACTTAAAACTAAATTGTCTGTTGACCCATTAATTTTTTCTGCTCCATTAGAGTCGACAGTGACATTATTAGATGCCCATGTGGCTCGAGTATCAATCAAAGTTATTTCATCACCTACAACACCCGCAGGAAGATTAATGGTAATAGGGTCAGAAGTTGTATTAGCAAAAATTTGTGCACCTGCAACTGCGGTGTAGGGACTATTGGTATCGGTAATAGTTGCATAGCCTTTAGTTAATAAACCTAAAGACGTATCGGTTCCATCCGAATAAACCAACATGGTTGATCCTGGAGGAATGGGTACGGCGTTAGAAGAGGATGCCGTTAAAACACTTAAAGTACGATTAGAAGCTCCTCGAACTGTTGCGTCCTGAACAACGTATACACGTTCAGCCGAAGCAGGCATAATGAATTGTCGGTTAGCCGCCAGGGTTCCTGTTAGTTTAAAAAATAAATTCTTTCCATTGGACGTTGCTCCCTGGCTCAGGGTTAACGTGACATCGGCCGCTGCTACGTCTACTCCGATATAGCCACTCGATGCTTGTTCTAAAATTTCTAAATTGGTATTGGTTACCGTTCCCCATAACCCAGCTTTTTCACCTGTGGTTACTTTCTCTATTTGTAAATTTGTCGTGTACGTCGATGCCATAATTCTCCTATAATGGGTCTATTTCTGTCCATGTTTGACTAGCATTTGGATCAATCGGATTCCACGTTATCACATTCACATCCTCAGCGCCAGTAGAAATTGTAACGGCACTTCCTGTTGGAGTGACGCTCCCTGTAATGATAAAGGTGATACCATTTGCATTTTGACTGACCGTAACAGCGTTACCTGTAAGAGTAACCGTTCCGTCTCCAGTAATAGTAGGTGTTCCTTGAGAAACAGTAACAGAATTACCTGTAAGAATAATGACAGCGCCTGTGTGGCCTAAGCCGCCAAAAGTTAATTCTCCAATAGATGCAAATCCTAACATAAAAATTCTCTAATAAAAGAGAGTGTCCAGGGTGATTGGTGGAGTCTGGACACTCCCTTTTTACTAGTATCACTTTTTAAACCAAGAAGGAAGACCTAAATGAGGTCGCTTGTCAAACATATTATCTTTAGCTCCTGGTGTCTTGCGATTATTATAATGTAAAAAGACTTGAATACATTCTGTGCCTTTGAATTTATTTCTCCAGTGCTCCAGTTCGCAGCCACTATAAACCAGCATATCTCCTGGTTTAAGGTCTACTTTAATTCCTTTGAGTCCTTCTTTACCCGAAGGTTCAAGATAGATTGGCCAGGGATCTCCTCCTAGATTCATCGTCGTAGATATTTCACAACTAAACCGATCCTTATGTCGTTTAAGAACATCCCCATGTTTATAGATCCTGGCAAAAGTATAAGCAGGATTCAGTTTCAATCCTGTCGTCTTTTCCATAATAGGTTGACACTTCAGCATTAAAGTCTCCATCGCAATATCCGAATAATTTGAATAGGTATGAGGGATCTGACCATCCGCTCCTTCATATTCTCCTAATAAAATTTCATAAGGAGAAATGAATCTTGTTTGTCGACAGGTATCATAAACCTGTTTTTTTATGGAAAAGTAATTGGCTACAAAAGCTGCTAGATCTTTTGAGATCGCTTGTTTGATAACTATGTATTTATCTTTTTTAAAACTCATATTGTATCAAATACTATGGTATATCTTTTAGTTTTTTTATAAGTGTTTGGAGTTGAGTGTGCGCGTGCACCATCAAATCTTATAAGAGTATTTTCTATTCCTTTTGAATATTCTACTAAATTAAAATGCTTTGTAGGATTTAAAAACATAGTGCCTACATTATCTGGGTTATGTAAATAATAAACAAAAGAATATTTAAATCCTAAGTGTTGATGCCATGCTATTGCATCACCTTTTGAACAAACCCCCCAGCTTCTAGCTATTTTATATGGTTCTATGTATTTTTTAATTTTTTGATTAAAATCTTTCATTTCATTTTTTAAATGAATAGTAGAGTCGGTTTGCAAACAGGGATGTACAGGTCCTAAATTTTTTACTTCTTTTTTAATAAATTTTAATAAATTATTTTTTTGTTTTTTATTTAAAATATTTTTAAAAGTTTTATACATTTCTAGCCATTTCTTTTGGTATAGCAGTAATGTTCCAATGGATAAATCTAAAAGGTGCTTTGCCATGATCGACTGCATACTCGTGTTCTAAATATCCTGGAAATATAATTAACGTTCCTGGTTTTGGTCTAAAATTAATAAGTTCCGTTCCAGGCCATACTCCTTTTTGGTTTTTCATTTTTAATTTAGTACACCTTGCTCCTGTTCTTGGATCATGGAAAATAGGATAAGAAGTTTTTTCATTAACTTTTAAAAAGTAAAATCCCGAAACGTGCTGATTCCAATGGATATGTGCGGAATGATGACCTCCGCCTTTTTTAGAAAATTCTTGTACCCACATTTCAGAAAACATAGTTTGATATTGCGGCATATCAAAACCACTGTGATCTAAAAATTCCCAAGACTTTTGACCTATATAATTTCTTAAATCTAAAAAATCATTGTCTTGTGTTAATGACGTTGAATGCCACGCCCTACCAAAATCACCAAACTGTTTTAGATATTTTTTACTCTCAGGCATTTTTTTGGCTGCCTTGATATATTTATCACTCGCTTTGTTTAATGATTTAACAAACTCTGGTTTTTCTTCTGTCCAAACGGGTGTTTTAAAATATTCGTTTATATACATTATTTAAATGGATATCCTAAATGCCATACGACAAGTGAATATCTTACTCCTCTAGTTACGGGTTTAACTCTATGCCAAACAAAACTAGGAAAAACAATAATACTTCCCTTGGGTAATATTTCATGTGCTTTTCTTAAATGTTTAGCTTCATCTCTTTGAGGTGGATCGTATTGTCTAAAATCAAATTCTACTTCACCCCCTTTATATTCTGAACCATCGGTGAGTTGGCAGGTCATCGATAGTTTTCTTATCTTGCCATGAGAAGGGGTGTTAGGAGCGTCGTAAGTTTTTTCCCAACTATCACAGTGCCAGTCATAGTACTGGTTCAATTTATACTTGGTAAATTGACAAGACTCACTTCTATCCCATTCAAAATTCCAACCAGCTCTTCTGTTGGCTTCATGAACAAAAGGATGTATTTCTTTATATATCCAGGTGTCATCCAACCAAACTAAATCAGAATTTCTTTTATATTTTAAATTTCTAACTTCGTCTTTGTTCAAAGGTTGTTTATCTAAATTTCTTCCTCTGCCGTAACCTCCTGTAATCGCCATGGTATCTTTTTTCTCTAGGGCATATTTAATCACTTCATCACAGAATCGTGGTGTTAATGCAGATTTAAAATACCAAAAATAATTAGATAAATTCACGCTGCATCTCCAATTAAATTATAGTAACCCCCTACAATAAATCTATCTTTATTGCATTTTTGACCTTTATGTAAATGAGTCCAAAAAGCTGGAAAAATTACCACTCTACCTTTTTTAGATTTAATTGTTTCACCTGAATAGAATTTAGTTCCTTCTTCATGATTACTTAAATAAATCATAAAATTTAAAATTCTGTATGGGTATTTAAAACAATGTTCTGCATGAAAATTTTTAAAAAAATTACCAGATTTAAAATATTTAAATCTCATATCTGTCAACTGAAAATTAGCACATTGAATTTTTAACTGAGGGTATTTCTTAATATACTCTAAAGTAATATCATTTGCCCTTTGAATAAATTGAAATTCATTATTTTTAAAAAAATAACCTTTATATCCAGTATGACTTTTATGAGTGATTGTTTTATTTTTATATTCATTTATCAAGAAATCACATTCCTTGTGAGATAAAAATTTATCTTTTATAAAAATAAAATAATTAGATAAATTCATGAGTAATAGTTAAAATAAAGTTAAGAGAATCTTTTTGATTGTTAGTGATATAATACATTTGTGTAGAGGGGAACATAATAAATTGATTATTGGTTAAAGAAATATCCCAACTTCTTCCTGCTCTTCTATTGTCGTCATAGTGAATTCTAACGCTGCAGTCTTTAACGTTGACTCCATATAACAACGTGTAATCTGGAGCATTTCTAAGATC